ATGAGTCTGAAGATCTTCGGCATTGCAGTTACCCTGCTGCTGCTGATGATCATCGTAACTCTGGTCTCATCAATCAACCTGCATCGGATGGGTCAGGAGCTGCACCTGCTGACCGACTTTTACATCAAGCTTGACCAGGCGATGGGAGACATCCGCACGCAGAGCCTGCGCGAGATCATCCTGATCGAACGAGTGATACACAGCCAGGGCAAGAGTTACGGAATTGTCGAAGACGGGACAATCGCCAACAAGGCTGAGGAGTTCTTCAGGGAGGCCGGGGACTGCGAACCCGATTCACTCAGCCCCATACTGAGAAAGGTGAGGCAGGCATACCCCGAGCGGGTGGAACAGCAGCTCATGGTTTACCAGGTCACCCGGCGCTGCACACAGTCGAGACTGGAGTATGCAGACACTCTGGTCAATCAGATGCTTTCCCAGCCGCAGATCAAGTCCGCTCCGGACAAGCTCATGCGGCTGACGACCATTAAGGCTGATCTGGCCAATATTCTTCCGGCACGGGAAAAACTCCATACCAGTTTCGAGAAATATCTCAAACAGAAACAGACCGGCGATACGGTTACTGTTGCCTTCATTCAGGAAAACCTTGACGAAAACCGACGGGATGTCAGCCGGCGCACCGGAGCCGTCTCGCGCTCGCTGCATGCGGGCACCCGCGAATCGGCTGATCTCGCCCGGAAACTGGAATCGCGAACCCTCTGGCTGGGCTGGATGATTACCCTGTTCGCATGCGCATTGGGCCTGGTTGTTGCCGGCATCATCACGCGAAACCTCGTCCGGCCGGTGCTGCAGCTGCTGTCCCTGACAAAAGCAATTCAAAAAGGGAATCTCGACGTCAATATCCAGATCAAGACGGCCGACGAGATCGGCGAATTGGCGGATTCGTTCAGTCATATGGTGGAAGAACTCAGACAGAAGGAGCTGATCAAAAAAATATTCGGCAAGTATGTCGATCCCCGCATTGTACAGATCCTGATTCATGATCGTCAGCAAATCGAACAGAGCGGGGAACGACAGGTCATGAGCGTCTTCTTTTCGGATATGGAAGGTTTCACCGCAATGTGTGAGGGACTGACCCCAAGTGCGATTGTCAGGCTCCTGAACCGCTATTTTACCCTGATGACCGAACCCATCAAGGCCCAGCAGGGCATTATCGACAAATATATCGGCGATTCCGTCATGGCCTTTTGGGGTCCTCCCTTCATCTCTTCGGGCGAACAGGCACGCCTTGCCTGTCTTGCCGCACTGGACCAACAGGCCATGCTGCCGAAATTTCATGCAATGCTACCCGAAATCATCGGGACAAAAAATGTCCCGATGATCGGAGTTCGCATGGGCATAGTCACGGGAGAGGTAATCGTCGGCAGCATCGGCTCTGAAGATGCGCGAAGCTATACGGTCATTGGCGATACGGTCAATCTGGCATCCAGAATGGAATCCGCCAATAAGCACTATCACACAAAAATCCTCCTGTGTGAAAAAACACGGACACTTGCAGGAGATGCCATTGAAGCCCGCGAGATCGACGCCATCCGGGTCTTCGGCAAGACCGATCCCGTCCGGATATACGAACTGATTGCACGCAAAGGCGATATATCCCGCAACACCTCCGAACTGCGGACGCTCTACGAACAGGGGCTGGCATTCTACAGGGAGCGCAAGTGGGAAGAAGCGCTCGATGCGTTCAGCAATTGCCTGAAGATCGACCCGAACGATGGTCCGTCACACTTGTTCATTGAGAGGATATCGGTGCTGAGAACACAAAAGCTGCCGGAAAATTGGGACGGCATCTGGACATTTACCGACAAAAACACCGCCCGTCATGAGTGAGTTGTCGCTGCCGTTGCACGCAGGAAAGCTGCGAATCACAACCCGCCCCCCGTTGCCGCCGATCGTGTGTCAATTAGGATGTTGCAGAGAAGAATTGAAAAGAAAAGCGGTACAATGCACGAATTGCAGATATCCGAAGGATGATCGTTCCATTACCAGCTCTTTGGATGTAAAGGCATCATGGCGGAGAGGGGGGGATTCGAACCCCCGGGCATGACTGAATAAAAAAAGCAATAATCCTCAACCGTAACCATACTGAAACGAGTACCCCTTAATTCCCCGTCAGCTTCACCCCGAAGTTCCCGCGCTCGCGCCAGCCGACATAAAACTTCACCGCGCCGACATATGAGATGAACGGTCGCCCCCAGCCGTCAATGACCGGATGATCTGATTTCTCGCTCAGCGGATACACCCGGTGCCGCTTCCATCCCGCCGGCGCGAAGACATCGCCGGGATATTCGCCGATGACCAATATTTTCCGATCAGCAATCCCGATGACATAGAATGTGAAATTGTGCAGAGGGTTCCGAATGTACCACTTCAGACGCCGCAACCATTGAGGCTGTCCCGGCCAGAGATCGACCGGGACTTGCGGGTCATCATCATTCTTGAACCACCATATCGGGTGCAGTTTTTTCAGGTTCATGACGGCATGACCGGCCAGACAGGATTGAGCGGGTCAATCGTAGTCGGCAAGTCCTTGAGCGCCTGTTTGTATGTTCTCCATTCGGCTTTCTTCGCTGCCGTCATGTCGCTCCACTTGTCAGCATTGCAATGCTTTGCATCGCATTCATTCAGCAGTGCATCGCGCTTCGGCCTGATCTCGCCGTCAAGCCATGCCGGGACATCAAGCGCCCATGCACCATCGCCCCATTTGTGAAATTGAGACGGCTTCGGAATAGCTGTCTGCTCTGATGGGATATCGCCCAGAGATTCAACAATAAGAGCTTCGCCGGTCGCCTTGACCCAAACGGTTGTTCCGCGAGCATCTGTGACGATCTCCCATGCCCCGCTATCGATGTTTTCCGGGTCAACCTGCACAAACATCGCCTTTTTGCCTTTAACCGCAGCCGGAGGCTTCTCGCTTGTGGCAAACGCGGGGATAAGAAACTGCCCCGGTTCAAGGGGACTGGGATCAGCAACCCCTTCATGCAAGAACTCTTTTGTGTCCGGGTGATAGTGGTATATCGTCATGTTTCCCCCCTTAAAATTTAATGAAGCCGTAAAAAGTGGTATTTCGGCCTCTGGTTTCCGTGCCGCCATATGAACCAGAGTTGAGCGGGATCGCTCCAGCGTTTACAGCTCCTGCTCCACCGGTACCGAATCCGTTTGTAGCGCCCATGCTGTGATAATGCGACTTAACTTCGTCCGCCTGTTGCGCCCCGAATACGCGGCCAGAGTCAACACCTCTTGAATCGTCAAAGAAGCGCGGGAACTCACCGCGAACTTCCGGCACTCGGAACGTCGTTGTGCCATTGCCGGAAGAGAACGCACCTGTATTTGTTGCCCAGTTCGCATCAGTCACAACAACAGAACTCGCCTGAGCCCATGCCCAAAGATTTGCATATGTGGTTCTCGGCAGCAGCGTGCCGTTAAGCTTGATTTCGTCAGAACGAGGGGTTGGAGAGAGCGACATCCTGAAATCTCCTGTTGACGACGTTACAATATTGGGCACTGTCAACATCTGGTAATAGGTGCCGTCATATGCCACGCAAATAATTGCCCCGGCCTGAATATCTCCGGCCTGTAAAGCTGCTCCGTTGAGCCTCTTGATTGATACAGCTCCAAGACCGCAGACGTTCACCGTACTTGCACCGGTATTTGTGTTCAATGCCTTGAAATAGATAGGCATTCCGGTTATATGAGCAGTGAGAGCCGGGGCCAAAGTCACAGCATATGCATTTGCCGCTCCTGCGTCTGCTGCATAGTCAATAGCCCCGGCACCATCGACATCCAGACCCGTATGTCGATGGGTATTTACCCCGTTCAAAAATTCAGCGGTTACGATGGTTCCCGGAACTCCAAGCGCAGGGTTCCCGTTTTCAAACACTGTTTTTGCCATGCGATATTCCTCCTATGAGTAATTGAAAATTACGAACGTATGAGCCGGAGCCAGCTTCTTGATGGTGTTTTCAAGACACGCATCAGGTGCCCACCATAGCAGCCGATCTCCTGCGGTAGATTCCCCGGCATAGAAATAGAAGAGCCGTTTGTCAGGGACGTTCACGCGCCACATGTACATAGCCTCTTCTTCATAAACAGCATCACCGGCTCTGCTGATGCCAGCAATGAACGGCCAGAACTCATCTATCGTTACGTCATAGCCAAGAGCTGCAGCAACGCCGATGAAGTACGCCCGAGACTGTCCGCCTATGCCAGTCAGCTTATTCACAACCGCTTCCCGGCGCTCTGCCAGCGTTTGACTCGCATTCGGGCAATCGGGCAACCCGCAAACCCGCTCCCAGTCGGTCAGCAGTTCATATGTAGTGCGCGGGTCAGATTCTTCAATAAGCGCATCAATACGGGCATGCACACGCGCAAATTCTTCGGCCATGCTGTCAATGATGGCCCAGAGTATTCCGCCTTCCTCATGCGTCCATGCCGGACCCTTCGGCAGTAGCTCCGAAATCATCGCGAAATAATCAGCTCTGCTCAGGCCCATGTTATCGCCCCGAATGTTGCAATTTCGTTCACACCATGGGGAACGTCAGCAGTCGGTGAAACAAGTTCATGATCGTATTCGCCCGTTGCAATGCTGATCGCCTCCCGGATGTGAGAGATGAGAATTACCCCGCCCGGTTCCGCTTCCCGGAGAATCAACGCCCGCAGTTCAGCTTCAACCATGGCCTTGACCGCCACGGTTGCCGGATTGACCTCAATCGTGAAGTCCAACGGCACCGCAGTCGGTGCCACTACATAACAGCGAGCGGTTACCGGTCTGACACCATCGATATAATCCTGCACCGCCTGAACTTCGGCAGCATCGGGAATCAGAGAAGCGTCATTGTCCCTGACGAACCTCACTGTGACAGAGCCGTCTCCGGCCTGTAATGGAGCAACCCACGCGCGGGTAACTCCTGCAACCTGCAGAGCCCATGCCTTATAGTCATGAGCGGCCCCGCCGTGCGGAGGCGCCTGAATGCGAGCAATAAGGCGCTGCCTCAAGCTGGCATCGCTTTCAATGTCAGCCCCGCCGACCAGTCCGCCGGTTGCTACCAGACACGCTGACGATACCCCGGCAATGGGAGAGACGAACGAGAGCGCGGATCCAGCAAGCGCATTCCCAGACACCCCGCCCGTGACTGCCTCAATCGGTGCGACCGCCGGAAGAGTAGCGTCCGTGGTTGTCAGGTATTCAATCTCTGTTGAGCTTTTCAACCGTGACCCCGCCGGAATAACAGCCCCTGCCAATCCTTCGGCCTGAATATTTCCGACCGCTTTTGACGCCGGTACTCTCGTAATGCCCCAGATCGCGGACCATCGATCGACATATTCAACCGATGCGGTGTCATAAATCACCTGCGCCGCTATCCATTCGATAAAGCCGTGCATTTCATGGGACGCTCCGGCAAGCACCCTGCTCAGAACTTCCGGGTCTGATCTCCTCAACAGTTCATCTGCAGAGAGCCGTGAAACAGTATCAGCGCGGGTGCGTGTTATAAGCTCTGCAAGTGTCGGTCTACTGAACATTCGCCGCCCTCCATATATCCGAGAATCGTAATTCCAATAACGTGCCGTCAGCACGATAAACCTGAACGGTCAGTGCCAGAGCTTCAATCCCCAGACGTTCACTGAAGACTTCAACGCGGCTCGCAACTCCGTCTTTTATCAGCCATTGCAGAGATTCAAGGGCATATTCCCGCGCCCGTGCAATGGTCGTCTGCGTAAGCTTCGCCCGTGCCAGGAGCCAGAGCCGGGAGCCGATCTTGTCGTTATCGTCCGTTGTGGCGTCTCCGAACCAGCCCATGCGCTGCCCTTCCGTCACATCATCCTTGTTCGCCCGTTTCCATGTGAAGAGAGATATCATGACTGCTCTTGCAAGCGCATCTTTTGCGGCCATGCTCGATGTGACAACGCCGTCAATTACTATCGGGACATCAACATGAAGCATCAGTGACCTCCCATCAATTCGTTTGGATGTTCTGTCGGTCCGGGAATGCCGTTCTCCGGATGATGGTGATCGTCATAGATGATTCTCATCTCCCTGACATTCGTGTTATTCGTGTCGCAGGTGTCCTCAATGTCGCCAGTGACCTCAAACAGCGGAGTATCAATGCGGACACCGCCGCTGGTGACTCCGAACGTTCCAACGTCAAAAGACGCTGTGCCGGACCCGGTACCACCTCCGGTCACCGCGAAGTCTGGCGCTCCAATGTGAGCATGCACCGAGTTATTCGATTCAAGCTTCGGGACATCGAATTTCACATAATCATTCCCCTCAACATGGAACTTCGGCATATCAAATTTGATATAGTCATTCCCCGCCACTTCGAATTTCGGAGTTTCGAACCTGATCTTCGGCGTGTCAGTGAAAAGCATCGGCAACCCCCCGCCCTTCACTACTATTCCGGTCCGGGTCAGGTGAATTGATTGCCCGAGATCATCGTGGACTGCAACTTCTCCATATTCTAGCGCCGTCATTCGATACCTGCGGTCAGCCGCGATGATGACAACCCCGTGCGACCGATCTCCGTCGAGAAAGTTCGTCACAACTTCCGCGCCCGGATGTGGCCGGGATGTCCATCCGTACGGTTCGAAATGCTCGAGGTCTGCAACCTCTCCTGCCAGCAAGCGGCACTGTATCTGCTGCATTTTCTTCGCTGAATCCGCGAGTGCGACAATGCCCCGCGCCATCATGTTTGCCAGTCTCCGCATGATCGGAGCTGACATCTTATAGAACGATCTCGCTTCCATCACGCCTTTCCGGGCTTTACATCCGCCCATTGGTCACGATTTGGACCCTGCTGCACCTTTGCTTTTGCAGGGTTGCTGATATAGCCGTCTTTCGGTCCGACCTTCAGGACACATTTCATTCCGCCGTCACTGAGCTTATAGGTGATTTCAGCAATCACATATTCAGCGTCAAGCTCTATCATAGGGTCCACAATTCTGACCTTTTGGTTATGCCGCCAGAGCTTGCCGTTCGCCTGTCTCCAGCCTTGAACGGTGTACGTTGTCTGCAGTGCTTTCCCGCGGCGATGTGACCGCTCATATTCGACGCGATCCTTTGCTGATGCATCATCGTTCTGGCCGGATGGTTTTATCAGCAGAACGCGCTTCCGCTTTACCAGCGAGTCAAGAGCGGTCGCGGTTACCTCTGAGACGGTCGCACCATAATCCCAATCATTCCCAGCGCGCTGGCCCTTCGCCGTGTAATCTGAATATACGTCCTTAAAATCAAGCGGAGCATCGCATTCAAGGATGTTTTTGCCGAGTTCCAATGCAGTTTCAGCGCTGTCAGCCGCCACCTGGATGAATATCAGCCGACCGTGTTCGTCATCTGTGGCGAGTATCTGCCGAAGCTTCAACATGCGATCGATACTTTCAAACACCGTCTCACCCTGTTCAATGGCATGAGTCAACGCGGCACCTGTGCTGACTTCGCTGATAACGTCGATACCATAGACATTCGCCATTTCAGCGGCTATCTTCTCAACAGACAACCCGGACCATCTCCCCGGCTGATTGATTGCCGAACAGTCGATCAGGTCAGCCGTTTTGCTTCTGCCCTTCACTCCGACACTGACCGCCCTGGCATCGTAACGGACCGGAGTAGCATCAACGTATCCGGTCAGTACCTTATCGTCACCGATGAAGACTTCGCATACATCTCCCGGCTTTATCCGTCGAGGGATCTCCGTCTGTCCCGGCCATCGGTCGGTAACCGAGAGTGTGAAATCGCGTGCCTGACGCTCAATGCCGGCGGATATTTCGACCTCTTTCCATCCTGCATATTCCGAGCCGCCTACCAGCAATCTGACACGGTTCTGTTCGTTCATTTCGATAACACCTTCAACGGTTCCGCGGGGATAAATCCCGGGTGTCTGATTCCGTTCCGTTCGATGATTTCCTGAGCGCGGCTGACATCCTCATAGAGGTCATACGACATTGCGAGCGAGGGCTGCACCTGAATAGGCTTCACGGTCTGCAAGCGAGCGCTCTGCCGCGTCCGATCGGTGATGTCTGCGTACACCGCAGTTCTGAGCGTTTGCAGCGATGCATACACCGTATCGTTTGCGTTCATTGATTCTTGATCGAGAATCGCCGTCAGCTTGTTCCTGAGCTGTATGGCATCTTCATAGACCGGCAATTTCACCGCCGCTGACATCCCGGCAGCTTGCACGATCATTGACCGCCTGAACAGGTTTGATATTGCAACGCGGTTCGCCACGATCTTATCGGCTGATGTCATATATTCCGGCGATATTATCGGCTTCGTCTTCTGTTCAGGAAGAATGCCCAGCAGCTGCAAGATATTGCCTACATTCAGAGCCCCTGCTATCAGTGACGGCAATCCGCTCGTTGTCGAATAGATGCCCTTCACTCCGTTCCACATGCCCATGACTTTCCCTGCTGCCGCCAGCGGATCGATGGGCAGCGCTGTTGCGATCTGATCTGTGAGCGCAGAGATTGGATTGCTCAGCAGCGCTGTTGCCGTGCCCAGTCCGCTCTGGATGTCGGAAAGTATGCCGCTTGCCGTATCAAGAGCATCGTCGATTATGAAATCCGGCTCGCACTCGATCTCGATTCCCTCAACAAAGTCTTCTTCAGAAACCTCCGCAAGCTCATCTGCTGACTCAAGGCTTTTCGCGCCCGTGTTCGTCTTTCCCGATGGAAATTCCAGCTTCCCGGATTCGACAAACTGCAGCGACACTTCGCACATTCCGCCATTCTCGCGTGAATGTTTGACCCTGACAGCATCCCGAACAGAGACTTCCAGCTCTCCATACCACGGATGAACGAGAGTCCCGGGACCCTCTTTTTCAACCGCTTCAAGTAGCTTGTCGCGCTGCTCCATGTAGTCCGGGCCGATAAGGAACGCCGTGACGTTAAATTCCCGCGCTGATCTGCCTAGATCTTCAACATAGGGGATATCTCGCTGCGGGTATTCATGCACCTGAATCCGCCGCCCGAATGCGGCGTCATCGCCCTCAACTTGAAAGTCAACGCCCCGGAACGATGCTTTTCTGAGTCGATCTTTCCATGCCATCAGTGAGAGAACTCCGTTCTGTATCCGACATCAGGATTGATATTGAATCCCGGCTGATTCGTCTGTCCGTTGTCCACTCTCATGCCCTGAGGCGCGTTCTCAAAGCTCACCTTGAGCTGTCCCTGAACATTTGAGTTCTGCTGCGCGATGATAGGACGCTGACTGATTGGGCTTCCGCCACTCTGATCGAATGCATTATCAGCGTCGCCGCCGAATGTTGCAATGCCCTCTCCCGGAGCGCCCTTACTGATTCCCAGAACTCCGGCAACCTTTCCGGCTGCGTCAAGAATAGGCTGAACGAATTTCATGATGCTGTCGAACACCCCCTGAAAGAAATTAACGATCGGGTTCCAGTTCGCCATGATCATTCCAAGAGGTGTCCATGAAAACACCGCCTTGATAATGTCCCACGCGATGAGGGCACCTTTCTTGATTCCTTCCCAGATGTTCGAGAGGAACGGACCTACCTTGTCCCAGTTCTGATAAATGAGCAATGCGCCGGCTGCTATGGCAGTGACAGCTGCAAGTATCGGGTTCGATATTGCCGCCGCCAGAAGCGCCCGTCCGAGAGCTACAAATGCAATGCCGAGCTTCGGCAACAACGCAATGATGCTCATGATTGACGATATCGGACCGGCTGTAAATGCTATGCCGATGCCGAGCATCAGGTTCTTGAAACCTCCGATAAACTCAACGAATCCGGCGAACGCTCCCCATACACTACTGATCTGAGAGGCGAGCTTTTCGATTCCCCCGCTTTCAATCCACGCCTTGAACTGATCTGCAAGGTTCTTCAGCCACGCCCCGGCCTTGAGCCTGAACATGTCTTTATTCTGAGCTATCCATTCTTGCAACGCCTTGACCGCCGGTGTCAGAGAGGGCGCAACCGAGCCGAAAAGCTCTGTGATCTGAGCCTTACCCTGCTGTTTCAAAACTCCCAGTTGGTCCCCGAGTTCATCGAGGTGTTGGATAGCCCCGACATATTCCATCTCGCCAGTATCCTCGTTTTTTTGCAGGATACCTTTACTGACAACTGCACCAAGCCTTACCATCTCTTTCATTGAGCCAAGCAGTTTCCCGCTGCCCTTCATCAGCGCGGGGATCAGTTTTTGTCCGGCTTTGCCGAAGAGTTCAACGGCCATACGTGCGCGGACTGCAGGGTTCGTCGTTCTTTTGAATGATTCCGCAAGAATTGGAAGAGCCTCTTCAATCCCGATGATCTCACCTTTCGCATTGCGAAGCGGTATGCCCATTTTCTTGAAGAGGTTTGCAAAGCTTTCATCTTTGCCGGCCGCTGCCTCTGCCATGCCTTTGTTGAACTTTTCAAGGGCGCTGTTTGCATCTTCGGCCCCGACGCCAGCAAGCCCAAAGACGCCATGAAGCTGCTGCAAAACATCAACAGCTATTCCGGTAGTTTCTGCCGCGTTCTGGATTGAATCAGCATATTCCAGCGCCATCCGGCCAGCATGGAACATTCCGAACGCCCCGGCTCCGAACATTGCGGTAAGGGGCAACCCAACGCTCCCCATGAGGTTAGAACCTTCCTTGCCGAGCTGTCTCAAGGAATGCTGGGTCTGTTTCACCGCGCCCCGGATGCCACGGAGCGGAGCGGTGATCTTGTCGACAGCAATCAACAGCGCCTTCAATTGAAATTTATCCGCCATCGTCCGGCCTCATCATTTCATGGATTCTCACTGCATGTTTCTCGTATTGGTGAAACTCTGTCATGGTCAGCGCCATGATTCGTAACGGGTCAACCCGCCAGAAATAGGCGACCTCAAAAACCCTGTTTTCAAGGTCGCTCTCATTGCCCGTTACTCCCCGAAAAAACCCATGATCAACACCTGCAATTGCTGAAGGTCGCTGATCGCTATCTGTTCGACTGAGGACATCGGTATTTTTGCGAGGCGGCTGATATACCGCCCCGCAATCTTCGGCTGCAACTGTATGCCCTCAAGTTCGCCAGGAATCAGAAGATATGGATACCCCAGCTCCATGACATCCTTCGTTGTCGGTTCGGAGAGTTCCAGCGTAGTTACCTCTTCGCCGTGCGCCTTGATGGGCTTTGACAGTTCAAAGGTCATTACTGCCACTCTCCCTTCATGCCGTTGAACTCGAGTTCGGTTTCGCCCTCATCGGCCTTGACCGCGGGTTCTCCAACGAGAAACGCATCGGACAGGGTGTAAACCTTGCCGTTTGGCAGTTCGACGGTGACAGTCATTTCCGTGCCCTTCTGGAGAGTGTCCCGGGGAAAGTCGTCTTTAAAGATCGCCGAAAGTTTCACATACGGGGTGCGAACCTCTTCTTTGTACCCCGCAACGGCGTTCAGCCCGACAACCGCTTCCAGTTTCCGGTCCGTCAGCGGCACCTCAACACTGCCCTTGACTTCAAGCTGGGTGCCATCAACCTTGATATAGCAGGTTCCTGCTACGCGCTTTCCCATGTTACGCTACCTCCTTCGGGTACTGGAGTCTGAACTGTGCCAGCACTGCAAACACGCGGAGCTGGTTCACAACATCCGGCGGCAGTAGCACGTTGATTCTGTTAGGATCGCTTTCGGGACGCTCGACGATCAGGTATTTCTTGAACATCTCCGCATTCTCGACAACTCCGGCTTCTTCCATACGAGCGTATTCAGCGATCAGCTCGCCGCGAATGACGTTCGGTGTCACAATCGCCTGACCTGCTCCGTAGCGGGTGCCGTCATCAGCAAGCTTATGGCGCGGATACTTCTGAGTGATGGCATACCGCAACCGCCGAAGAATATAGGCCAGCGTGTGCAGGGTCTCCGAATCGAGGTATGACGGGTCCGACTGGTTCCAGAGGTTTTTCTGGTACGAGGTTGCAGCGCGTTCGATGCGGACCGCTCCGCCTCCGACATAGCTTGTAGCGATGCCGGAAGAAAGAAGCGTCTGGCGCTCGGTCTGAATAAACCGATTCTGAGCCGGTGCCGGGAGAATACCAACCAACTCACCGGTCTGAGTCGGTCTCGCCGGGTCCGCGTTGATATAAACGGCATTTCTTGCGCCGTATGCGGCTGCATATTCCCATGCGGTCGACGGCACCTGAGCCTCAAACCCTGCAATGGTGGTATGCTGATCGTTCCGGAGAACTCCCGCTGCCTGAAGGTTTGCAAATGAGCCGCGCTTTGCTGCGTACACATGGCCGTAAATCTGCCGGTTCCATGCCCATCTGCCCGAACTGTCGTTCATTGCCATCCCGATAGCGTCAAGCGTCGTTGCATCGCTGTACGGAATGACGATGAAATCGAACTCCTGATCTCCCATGTTTGCGATTGCCGTTGTCAGTACCGGCTCTCCGGTACCGGTAGCCATCGCAACGATTGCCACGGTAACGCCCGGAGGTGTCGCTTCGTTTCCAGCAATGCCCCGGTAGTTCATCTGAACGAGGATGTCGTTCCCGAGGGTCCCTTTGTGTTTTGCCTGCAGAGTGATAACACCTGCAGCAGAACCTGCCGTCAGCGGCAGAGAGGTATCTGCGTTTATTGCGGCTGCGAGCGCCGTTGCAATCGCCGTTGCGGTGTCTCCTGACAACACCGCCGCCGTCACCTTCGTTCCGCCGATATACAGCGCCATCGTGCCGGGAGACGTTGCCGGTCCCGTGATGGTAATGGTTCCGGTTGCCTGAGTCCCGGTAGGGTCTGCAAGCGGCAAACACCAGACTTCACCGAACGGGTCATTGAGGCGATAGATTTCATGCATCTTTGCCAGCATGGAACCGACACCGTACAGCTCTTTCGCTTGGTCAGTCCGACTGATCAGCGCAGGTACGTTCGCCGCTCCGATTCCTGTTGAGAGCTGCTGCCCGATGAGCAGGGTCCGATTCTGCTGCGTAAAATATCCGGCCTGAGAGTTATCGACCTCTGCATAAAACAGCGGCACCCGGACATTCTGCGGAATGTAATTGAATGAGACGGCCATTTACTTGCCCCCCTTCTTCTCTTTGAGTTCTGCGGTTTCGGTTACTACAATTACATCGCCTTCGTTGACCCGGCGAATCCAGTAGAGAGTTTCCGGGACGTCCCGACCTTCGTCCGGCAGATACCCGCCGCGATCAGGGTCCGGGATGCGCTTGCCTTCTGCGTTTTTCACAAACATGCTCGATCCTCCTTATTGTTGAACTTCTATATTTGCGCCTGATTCTATCCGTCCGTCAGGGCCCGGATACCCGCCCTCATATGCGTTCGGGTCCGCCGGATGATCTTCGAGCGGATGATTCGGGTCCGCCGCAGGATCAACCATATCAACCTGTATGTCAACTCCCTCAAACGCAGGAAGCTCGCTGTCTCTGACAAATATCCATGTATCTTCCCGGTCCAGCACCATGTCAACCGCAAATTCAAATTGATACCAGAGTCGAGATCGGTCAAGGGCCAGCAGCGCCCCGCCTTCGTATTCGATGATTCCATACCGCTCAGGGTCCTCTTCGGGAGTCCAGCCGAGCAGCGCCCGATATATCGAAGCGCGGACCGCATGCAGGCTGACAGTCGCCGTCTGGCCGCGCTCATCTGCCTGATTCGATACCGCGACAACAACAGCGAAGTTTTCTCGGATGGTCTGCTGGTATCCGTTTTTGCTCTCCTGCTCCCCGGCGTTATCGTCCATGGGAATGACATATGCAGCGGGAACGAGCATATTTGCCGCTTCCGGGAGAATCTTGAACTGCGCGGCACCGGCAACCCTTCCGGCGAACGCCGGGGAGTATTTCCGCATCTGTTCTATGATCGCGTTCAGGTTCATTGTGCCTTCAAACTCTCTTTCAGCCCTGCAAGCAATGCGGCTCTGGTCTGATCTGACCTGCTTTCAAGAGCATCCGTCATGAAGTTTTTTCGCGGAGCAACCCGCCACTGGCTGAACGTCTGCTTTTTGTGGTCTTTGCGCCTGACGGCTCCCTGTTTCACACCATAGTGCAGGTATGCCGGATAGAACCGCTCCATTCCCTCAACCATGCGCGGAGCAATGGAAACAAGGAAACCGGGACGGGAGACCTTCAGCCTGATGGATTTTCTGAGCGTTCCTGTGTTCCGTCCCGGATAATCGCCAGCTTGCGAAATCGCTCGCTGCGATACGAGTCTGCGAGCTTCCTTCTGAATTACCCGTCCGCTATCGCGAAGGGCCTTCCGTATCTTCTTTTTGTCGAAGTCAATGCGTTCATGCCCTTCCAGAGTTACATGGATAAAGGCTTTTTCACGCGCCATTGATTGCCCCCAGAGCTTCGCACTCAAGAACGACAAACCGGCCAGCGCCGTTCAGGTCTGACGCTCTCTTGATTCGATACCTCAACCCTTCGCTTTCAAGCACATGCTCCCCGGTTATGATGGTTTCAGTCACTGTTGACGATCTCCGCACAATGGCGCGGTGCGTCACTCCATTTTCCACCTGAGCCGTTCCCCAGAATATCGCGCTTCCGACCGGCTCTATACCGCACCATACTTCCTGACCGGCATCGAAGGTCTGTTCAATGCCGAATGTGACAGCATCCGGAACATCCTGCCAGCGCCGGATGGTGCCGCGCTTGTTCAGTTTGCCGATTACGGGAATATCCACGTTCTACACCCCGAATGAGCGCCAACGGTCAATCAACACATTGGCGAATTTGAACTCTCCTACCGTGCCGGCCGGAGTCGATGCGCGGTTCTCGTACAGGTCGCCGATAAGCAGCAGCATCCATGCTTTGACAGAAAACGGAACGCTCTCAACCGAAGCCCATGCCCCGGCCGTAAACTCCACCCTGACGTTATCCCCGGAAAACAGCGGTTTGATACCGGTGAGCGTCTTTGCGTATTCAGTCGTTACATGGTCCACTCCAGCGCTGTCAGCATAGGTCACGCTTTCGATGGTCAGCAGGTCATTGCTGATATAAAGCTCGGTACCCGATACCGCTTTATCAAACACCTGCAGAAACGTCTGCGGTAGCATAGGCCGGTCAAGTCGCTGCTCTGCCTGTTCGCGCGCCGTCGAAATCAGAGCAAGAATCAGCGCGTCTTCATCGCCGTGATCGACACGAAGGTGCTGTTTCGCTTCTGAGAGCGTCAACGGCTCTTCAACTGGCCCGGTGATCAGGCGCGGTGTCATTTCTTCTTCGGCTCCTTCTGAGCCTTCGGCTCCTCTTTCGGAGTTTCGGCAACCTTCGGAGGTGTCAGGTATTCGGCACACTGAGCGTCTTCAACAAGGTGCTTTGCGAACGCTTCACTGACCGTCAGGATATCGCCGGGTGACATATTGCCATGGACCGGGCTGATAGCTGTTCTGGTAATCTTCACTTTTATCATAAGCTTTCCCTTTCATGTACGGGCGAGGTGTTGAACCCCGCCCGTATCTCGGTTATTGTTACGCTGCCGGAGGCGTGAGATCTCCGCCGCGCAAGGATGCGGGTCTCTCAACTGCCAGCTGCAACCGGCGCTCTGCCCGGATGGTGATCAGGTTCTTTGTGAAATTGTCGCTGTCATGCTCGGACATTTCGACAACAACACCTTCGCGCTCATACAGCGTAGCGGCCATGTTGAACGCACCAACCTGGAACTTGTCAGCGGTCATGGCTGCGGTCTGAATGACCGGGAGCCCCCAGAGCTTCGGCTGTCCGCCGTTGTTCGGGTCACCGACGATATAGCGCTTCGTTGAATCGGTGATCAGCTCGATCGTTGCCCAGTCTGCAGGGTTCAGAATGATGCCGGTCGCCGGGTAATTGGCCAGCATGCAATCGGCAATGACCTTGCGAATGAGGTACAGCATCGGGTTGTCCCCGAGCGCGCCGGAGAGGTATCCGTGCAGGGTGAAATTTCCGGTTTTCATCAGGCCATCGATGTTCGGAGAAACACCATCACCGTTGACCAGCTGGTTTTCGACGCGGAGATTGACGCCGTACATCATACGGGTGTTGATGTAAGCGGCCAGCGCCGGAGCATCCGCGGCAAGCTGACGGGATATCTTAATCCAGTGCGCCACGGTGCTGATCGGCTTGCTTTCAAGCGTGAAGGTGATTGCAGATTCCGGCTTTGCCCCGCTTTCAGCGGTCTCAGCAGCGTTATTCGTGAAGACATTTTCCCGCGTGTACTCAACCGCATTGCTGCTGGTTGGCACAGATACGAAAAGATCTTCGATGGTAAACGGACGGATGGCTCCGCCAATAACGCCCGGTTTTCTGTCGGGAGCCACGGTAGTATCGGAGCCGGTAACGGTGTTCTTGACTTCCACGCGGACCTTATTGGACCCGCCTTCAGCAAACACTTTGTAGCCGTCGGACTTCGTGAACTGAGCGCCGAGGCTCTCCAGTCCCTTCTGTCCCTCTGGCGAGGTTGCGCCCTTCTGCTCAATCGCAAGTATACGATCTGCAAGTGCTTTCTGTTCGTTGCCAAGAGCGGTCAGCGCGTTTTCGGTCTCACGGGCAACCTTGCCGTTCGCCTTCAGTTCGCCTTCTGCCTTTTCTACAAATGATGCCAGCTTCTGCTCGATGGTCTCGAGCGCTTTGGTAATAACCTCCATTGACATGCTATTGTCCTCCAAAGAGATTTGATTCAGGCACCTTAAAGCGCCTGAGCAGTTCCAAGACTTCGCGCTCTGCTTTCGGGTCCATGGTATCCGCCTGAGGCTCCCCCTCTGCGGCAAATACAACACGGGCTCTGCTCACCAGCGCGGCGGCGAGCGATTTGCTGAAGCTACCTGCATCCCGCAGGTAGCGTTCAAATTCCCTGATAGTACTGATCTGTTCGATGTCTTCGGACTTCACAGCAGTTATGCGAGCTTTTTCGTCAGCCGGGAACGTGACGATTGAGACCTCATAAAGTCGGGTGATGTTTTTGATAATGCGGCGTCCGGTCGTTTCGTCCTCTTCGTAATCATCCCGTTTCAGCGAATAGCCAATGCTCAGGCCGTCGATGGTCTTATGTTTCAGCGCTGCATGGACCTCTGCAGAAAGAGCAATCCCGTCTGTCAACTCTCCGGAGACCTTCAACCCGCGCGAATCCTCAATGGCTTCAATCCACTTTCCGAGCGGCACCGCGTAGCTGTCATGGTTAAAAAACATTTTCGGGAGCCCGTATTTCTTCAGGGTCTTGTCATAGGCTCCGGGCAGAATCATATCGCCGTAACTGTCAACCCCGTTGAACTTCGATGCGTACCCGATCAGCCCCGGCGCTGCGCCGTCCGCTTTCAGCTCTACTTCTTCAAGAGATAGTGTTTTGTAGAACAACCTTTCCCCCCTTCCCTTCCGCTATCGTGCTGAGCGGTGCAAGGTTAATCTGCGCGGTGAGTATATCCCCGCCGTTCATCGGCGGCAGGTTCTCGTACTGTCTGCACTCGTTCCGCGTCAATATGCCGTTCTGTGTGCCCTTCGAATAGATTTCCATGCGGTCCTTCAAAGTCGATCTCAGAAGAGCATCAAGGTTGAACTCGACCGTATATTGAGCGCCTTCGATCGGCGTAAGAACCTGAGTTTCAATGCACTGCTCTATCAGCTCGAGCATCGGGCGGATCGTGAACTTATAGAAGCCTTCGATGATCTGTTCAACGCCGGTTCCCCATGTCGTTGTTTTGCTCGTATCGTTTACCAGCACTGACGGCACCCCGAACCATCGGCAGATGTCCTCAACTGAGAATCGGCGAGTCTCAAGCAACTGCATGTCAGCTGGCGACATCGCAAGCGCGGTGAAGTTCATTCCCGCCTCGAGGATGTAAAGCTCCCGGTCTGACTGTTTGGTAATGTCAGCAAAGTTCTGACGGACAGCTTCGCGCTGCTCTTTTGTCAGCACATGATCGATGGTCAGCACTCCCGGGCGCTTGCCGTCTTTCGTGACGGTGCGCGATGTGTGGTTCTGAGCGTTGATTGCTACACCTACGCTCGCCCTCATGAAATCAAGGGTGCTGAACCCTACCGCATTGTTCCCCATACCCCGGATGTGCAGCATCTCCGCTTCAGTGAATGGCACTATCTTGTTGTCAAGCTTCGCTGCGTAAATCAGCGAGCCGTCTTCCTGAACCAGCACTTCGACCTGATCGGGAGAGAGCGGCCAGAGTCCGATGACCGTGCCGGCTGCATTCTTCTGTTTCAGCGCATAGGCGTTGCCCCGGAGTACCAGAGCCATAACCATCAGGGTCCAGAATGTTACCGCGCTATGTCTGCGGTTCGGCTTCTTATGCAGTACCGTGTAGAGCGGAACATTCCTGGCAACATCGCGCATGCCCTCCCCCTTCTCCTCATACAGGAAACAGGGCAGAGATCCGATAGTCTCAGCGAGCAATTTCACGCATGCCCAGACAGTAGAGACCTGAAGCGCTCCGTCCGTTGTCAGAATAGGTGTTGATGCTTCATGCACGGTACGGCCAGGAGCGTCAAGCTGCCGTCCGGTCTGTGACACCGAAGATCCAGCGCCGAACCATCGGGCAAACGTCGGAAAGTATGTGGCTAGAATTTTCATACAATCACCGGGTTCTGTATAAATTCATCGAATGAGCCGTCTTCCGGCTCTACAGACATGCAGCGCCCTATCGCCATGATCAGGGCAACTATTCCATCGATCTTGTTTTCATTCCGTTCCTTGCGCGGATAGATGTTGTCTTTCGCGTCGATCTTCGCAACGACATTAGACGCCATCCATGTCAATACTTTGCAGTCACCGTGCGCCAGCTTCTTTTCAAACACCAGCTTTTCAACCTCTTTCATAGGCTCGCTCATGGTTGCGACAACCTGCCGAACCTCTACCATAGGCATCTGTTCGGCCATCATCTCGTTTGCCAGCTGCTGCGCTTGCCATGGGTCATAGGCCACCTCTTTCACAGCGAACCTACCGGCGGATTCTCTGAGATCGTCCTTGATCTGTTCGAAATCGATAACGTCGCCATCGGTCAGCGTCAAGATGCCGTCAGCATGCAGCGCCTTATAAAGCGCGGCGTTTGTATCTTCCATATCAAGCACGCGGCTTTCCGGAACGTAGTAATTCCCATGGACATGATAGAGAGGGTCTCCCTCAACAGGAGGGAAAACCAGCTCCATCGCCGCGATGTCAACCTTGCTTGCCAGGTCGAGGGCAATGAAACACGGTCGCCCTTCAAGCTCTGACAGTGGTTTTCTCTTCGGGCACTGTCTCCACTTGAGCATGTTCATCCATGCTTCTTTTGCACCAACCCACTCATTTAGGTGCTTCGTTCGGAAGACGGCCTGTTTTGCACTGCTCTGCATGGCTTCGCGCTGCCGTGCCTGAAGGAACTCGCCGTCTACAGATACGCCATAGTTCGGGTTCGCCTTTCTCAGCACCTCTTCGCTGGTCCAATCGTCTCCCTCATCGATGCCATATATCAGCGCCCATAGGTCAGGGCGTTCAATTGCGCCTTCAAGCATCTTCTGAGCGTCCCGGCAGAACTCATAACACGGTCCGCCGATCAGTGCCCCTGCTGTGGTAATGGTCAGCATAAGCGCTTGTTCTCTGGCACCCATGCCCGTCTTCATTGTGTCGTACAGGTCCGATGTCTGATGCTCATGGTATTCGTCAACAATCGCGCATGATGGGCTTTGTCCATCTCCGGGATTGCCTATGATCGGCTCGAACTTCGATCCGTCCATCAGCCGGTGAATATTGGAAGCGTTCGCCTTGACGTTGAACGCGAGCTGAAGCTTCGGTGTCCGCTCAACCATCAGCTTTGCAGGTTTGAAGACTTCCCATGCCTGTTTTTCGGTTGTCGCTCCGGAATAAACCTCTGCTCCGTAGTCGCCATCTGCCAGCAGCATATAGAGGCCGATAGCAGCGCCGAGAATAGACTTCCCGTTCTTGCGCGGGATGAGAATCAGGATGTCCTGAAACCGGCGCTTCCCGGTATCCTTCCGTACCCATCCGAACGGTACGCAATACGCAAAGCATTGCCATGGTTGCATTTTGATGTTCTCCCGATGCGCGGCCCATCTGCCCTTGGTATGCGGTAGCAGTTCGATGAACTTCACAACGCGCTCAACCTTTTCCGGGTCAAACCGGTACGGGAACGCCTTATCTTTTGAGCGTTTCAGATCGTCCTGGTGCCGTTTGCATGCGAGCCGAACCCACTTGTTGACCGGCGTCCGCTTTGCAATGACATTGCGGATATACTGATCAGCTCTCTGCATTCCGCTCCCTATGGTCGGTTTCTTTTTCAACGGTCTCGCTTCAGTCCTTCCAGTATCGATCGCAGCTCACCGGCGTAGCCGCGCTGCAGTTCCCAGTTTTTGAGGAGCGCCTTCGCGTTCTGTTCATTGAGTGAATAAAGCGCACCGGAGCGTTGCCACTGAACCGGATACATAGCAGGAGGATCCGGCAGTGATGGCACCTGCTGGTAGACGTATTCGGTTTTTATAACCTGATTACTACCGCAAGCCGTTAAGAGCATCAAGCACAGCATCAGTGCTATCAGTCGCATCAGCGCCCCCTTTCAGAGAATCTATCTTCTGCATTGCGGAGATCATCGAGCTCTTCGATTTCAGCCGCTTCTCGCAAGTCTCGTTCGTGACAGCGATCTCGTTTTTCATGGTCTTGATGGTTGCTGCATTCGCCGCGTTTGCATTCTGGCAATCGTCAAGGTTCTGCTGAATAGCCGCTTTATCTGTCTTGCAGGTATCCAGTCGGTGCCCCTGAAATTTCCATGCGGCTCCGAAGCCGAGCGTGAAGCAGAGTATCGCCGGAACTCCATACTGGATAATCTTCAGCCATGGTAAAGATGCCAGTGCTATCATTGTTTTCTCCTGATCTGAAGCCATCGAACGAACATAAACACAGCGACAATCGATAACCCGAAAAAGAAACCGAGAATCGCCCCGCCGAATGTCAAAAGCATCTGCATGCCGTCAACAAACTCTCTCATCAGCCCCTCACTTTGTCGATCGCGCCCAGCACATATGCTTCATAACACGCGATGCAAGCCTTATCGTTCTTGTTTGGGCAGCATGCACCTCCGTGCTTGCAACCCTTCCCGCGCTCAATCGTCCGCGTCCAGGCGTCAAAGAATCGCACTTTGCGCGGCATCTGCACCCTTCCAAGCTGATATGATTCCCTTCAGTTCGTGAAGCATGCTCTTGAATAGATGCGGAGCGCATGCGCTTGCTACTCCGACCGGATACGCAATGTAGACTTCCCATGAGATCGGCTTCACTCGGGCATTGATGATCAGAGCCGCGCTGAGTACGAGGAACACCGCAACCGGGAGCGCCCTTGTCAGGCTCATGTTTTGCGGGTCGCTCTTGCTCTGCACTATCGCCCTGAAGTTCATTGCATGCCCTCTTCAAACAATGCCTTTTCAGCGGCTCTCCGCCTGATAAGACCATTCAGTACCCGACCGCCGCCCTTGTTCCACTTCGGGAACTCATCAGCAGCGGAGTCATATTCTCCAGCGTTCAGGCATTTCAGGAGTGTCGATTTCTTGAGCGCCATGCCGCCGACGTTATATGCAAACGAGACAAGAGCGTCGAACTGACTCTGAGAGATCGGGACCCGAACCAGAGAACATACGCACTGCTCGAAATGATCGAGGTCCTGCATAAGCAGCTCGGTAGCTTCCTCTTCAGTCAGCGTTCCGAACTCTTCGCCTGGTTGTATGACATGCCCGTACCCGATGGTTCGCTTCCCCGCCGGGCAGATATATTCTTCAGCGGCGAACTGTTCGAACTCTTTGATAAGTTCTATGCCCTGCTCGCTGGTTTTCATGTCTTTCACTTCAAGGCCCCCCGAACGAAATTGACAACGATGCTGATAACAAGCGCCGAACCTCCGGCAATGAAACCGACCCTCCAGTACAGATTCTTGATGTCGTTATTCACATGCTTGATGTCTTCGCGCAATCCGTTGATTGCATCCCATACGTCCTTGCCATCGTTCCGGCTGTTATCTTTCATGTCTTTGATCGATGAGTTGATGCTTTCAAGGCATGCCAGCACCTTGCCCTGGAACTTCATGAGGTCTTTCAATTCGTCCTGTGCCTTGCAATCAAAGCCGCATTCATCGCGCCCCACTATCGCCGCCCCCCGTTCGTGCCGTCTTTCATCTCTTCAAACGGATTCGTTTCCTCTTCGGGACTGTCAACGGTTATGCGAGAACGTGAAGAAGGCGTAAACCCGAGTTCGGAAGCGGCTTTCATGAGGACAAGAGAGGCTCGTGACTTCGCATGAAACGCTTGAGAAACAAGCACTGTGCTGCCTTTTTTGCTCGCTATGCCATGCTCGTTGATCTTTTCCTGAGCTGCGATCATGTCGCAATAGGCTGAGACGTAGACGGTGAGTATTCCGATGTCGAGCTTTTTTAACAGCCCCTTCGGTGCCTGAGCAATGATATGCTTCCATTCGGCACGTTGGGTTTCGTTGAACCATGCCGGAGGATTCACGAGATCGCCCTTCGGTTTCGGCTCTTTTTTATTAAGCGGACGTTTCCCGGGGTTGCCCGTGACGATCTTCAAATGTGTCGGTTTCGGCTTCCGCCCTACCATGTTGCACCCCCGATGCCCATTTCGCGTTCGTGAAAATTTGACGTGGCGCGCGCTCTAGCTGTTGATTCGGCTGGACTTTTTGACCGCCCCTCCCGTCCGTTCACTTCTCGCGCAGTTTTTGCGCTATGGCATGCTTTGCAGAGAGATTGAAGGTTTGACCTGTCAAAGAAGAGCTTTGCATTGTTTCGATGCGGAGTGATGTGGTCGACATCCGTGGCAATGGTGATTCTCCCGATGTCATTGCATGCCCTGCAAAGAGGTTCGCGCCTGAGCTGTGATTCTCTCATTGACTGCCATGCTTTGCCGTTGTAAAGCTTGCTACTATGCTTTCTGTCAGCCGTGCGGTTCAACGCTGACTGACGCTCTGCCCTGAGCGCTTCGGTGCGGGTTATGTGAGAGTGGCAATAGATGCGGCCAAGAGATGCGAGAGCTTTGCAGCCTGGGTACTGACAAACTGATGGTGCGCGATAGGGCATGACTTTATGATAAGGTCACCCCGGCGACATTGCATGTACTATGTTCACAAAATTTGCATGACGCTTTTTCTGTTCAGATTACTGAGCCGCTTGGCACTGAGCCCGATCACCGTATCGTTGTTGCGGACACTTGCCCTGATCATGTCAACGACCGCTTGCCGCTCGATGCGGACTGACCCGCCGCACTTGAGATAAACAATCGCACCTTCATTACACCATGCGTACACCTGACGAACTGACACCTGAAAATACAATGCAACTTCATCCGGCCTCAGAATATCCTTGTCAGGTAATTTCATCCGTTCACTACCTCCATGATTTCTTTCATGTCGCTCACGGGCCCCAGCAAGATAAAGAACTTGCCCTTCTGCATATCCAGCGCGGTGCCCTGCAATATCAAACCATCAGGGACTTCGAGCTGCCAGCGCATTTCCCCTAGCGGCCCGTCACTCAGGCGCTTCACCAGCTGTACCGGCAGCTTTATGGCAAACTTCGCCCCGGAGGATTCGCCCTTTGCAGATTCCGCAGACTTCTTTGCTTGGCGCTTCATCGATCGCCTCCCCGCTCGTTCCGTGAACTTTCACTATCATGACCCTGCACCCGATGAACCAGATCGCTTTCATTTCCGTCCCTCTTGTCCCGATGGCTTTTATATTCTCTTTCGCATGTCGGACAGGTCTCCATTATGCCCCTGAGAAAGCAGAAGACCGTCCCGCAGTCGCAATGAAATTCAAATGGCGTACTCATGCTGCACCCTGCCCGATCTTCACCATGCCAAGCTTGATATGCTGTCTCAATGTCCGGCACATAGCTATTGCATCGCTCTCATCGTCCCGGCACGTTCTGCCGAGCTTTTGCTGAGCAGCGATCTGGTCTTCCCATTTCGCCCGGGTACCTTTCCAGTAGTTCGGCGTTACTCCGGCATGCTGAATGCCCCATTCTGCCAGCACAGACTGTATCGAGTCAGCGGCCCCGGCCATCTGGTACATGCTGAGCTTGTTGGTCTGTTTCCCGAAGCCGCGAGTTACCCGAGCGTAATCTTTCGCCTCCGGCACCTCAACCCATGCAAAGAGGATATCGATCTTCTTCATGCCAAGTATGCTCTTCACTTTACGCTCAAGATCAAGGACCCGATAGCCATAATTAGGACGATAGAGCTTGAAGCGTTCGCGTTCCTGAGCGGTCATTTTATCGCCCTTGTCGGTGTGCAACACCCCGGAGATAATAATCTCGCCGTCAGAGAGTCGCATAACACAAAAGCCGCAATTAGCAATGCTGCTGTCGAATGCCGCTATCATTCCAGCGCACCTACCTGTTCTCTGACCTTGGCTCGTTCGTCAATACGCCGTGCCAGCTCAAATGCTCTTTCTCGCTCATGCTCCGGGATTCTCCCGCCGTTTCTGTGAATCAGACCCGCCAGCGCGGTCACTTCGGGATGATCGAGGTTGTCAACTTTTTCTTCCAGCATCAAGATTCGCACCTCTGCATTGAGAAGCCGTTTTTTGTCAGCGTCTGTCATTGTTCGATTTCCTCCCACTGCATGCGGTCTGCATGGAAATTGAGATATTTCGTGCCGGTCCCCATATTCCGCCCTTTTGCGAAAATGAGTTCGGTCCGGCGCGGCTGTTCTTTCTGGTTCTCGCAATACAAAAACGCGATGACGTCTGCATCCTGCTCGATCGCGCCTGATTCGCGGAGATCCGCCAGCGTCGGCCGTCTGCCATCTGCATTTCGATTTAACTGGCTGAGTGCCACGATCGGTATGCAATGCTGCTTTGCGAGCATCTTCAGGACCCTGCTAATCTCCGCCACTTCTCGTTCCCGGTTTTTGTTCTGGCCGGCTGCGCTTGCAAGCTGGAGGTAATCGAGGATGATGAGCTGGCAACCATGCTGCAGCACCATCTGCGTTATTGTTTTTTCGATCTGCCCGATAGTGAACGCCGTTGTAGTCACATGGATCGGCAGCGCTGCCATGCGTTCAATTCCTCGCATTATTCCCGGCCAAGTTTCCCGCGGCACGAACCCTTGTCGCAGTCTCCACATATCCACACCTGAGAGCGCTGCGAGCGACCGCTGCCCGAGCTGCTGACGGCTCATTTCAAGCTCAAGCACTCCGACCGGAACGGCGCAATTCTCAGCGATGTGCATCGCAAACGCAGATTTGCCCATTGACGGACGCGCCCCGATAACGATCAGATCTTCCGGCTGCATGCCGTCTGTCCACTCATCAACGCCTGGGAAGCCCCACGAGATACCGCCGATCAGTGCCCCTTTTTTGTGCCTGGCCTCTACATGCTGCATGACCTCTTTTGCAATCTCCCTGTATGTGACAATCTCGCCGCCGCTGATCAGTAAGCTGCTTGTTTTCAGTCGAAGTGTTGATATCAGCTCGTCGAGTGTATCGTTTTGGACGTTTTCAAGAACTTCCCTGCATGCTTTGATTAATCCACGCTTCCGGCTGCACTCTTTCACGATTCCCGCATGATATTGCGCGAGAGAGGTTGTTGCAATGCTATTCACCATCCGTGAGAACTCAACCCACTCATCCCCGCATTCACGCTTGATGCCGATAACGTCTACCGGGTTTCCTTCGCGGTGCAATTTCAGCGCTGCTTTGAACAGCCTCTGATGCACCGGCTTGTAAAAATCAGCCGGTTCGAGGTCAAGAGTTGCCATGAGCCCCGATGAAGAGAAGTTGCAAGCATCGATGCCGATGGCACCCAGCAACAACTCCTCAGCGGCGATGTCCTGAGGCGGTGCATTCAAAAGTTCACTATTCGTTTCCATTCAGTTCCCTCTCCCTCCGCATGATTGCAGCTCTTTCTGCTGCCTGATCGAGTGGCTTACCGTCTTCCGCTGGCTTTTTGCCGTTGCCGTTTGAGTTATGGGTTTTCTCCCATGTCCGGACAGCCGCCTTCCAATCAGCCATCGGCACCTTTCCAACTCTCCAGCCGTTTGCGGTGTAATGGTTAATCCATGCTTGCGGATCGACAGAATTTCCGCGTTCTTTGCAATAAGCCGAGACATCTTCAAGCCTCGGTTTTTTGAACGCATCTTTTTTTATAAAAGACTTATCTTTATCTCCACCTCCACTTGAAGGGTTCATATGAACCCCTTCTAAAGGGTATGGATAGGGTATCTCTGAAGTGAACAAATTCAAAGACTTATACTTTTCAATGAAAAGTGCAACAAAATGATGCCCTTCAGGAAGTGAAAGAAGGTTCTTCCTGATAGCGGTCACTATTTTGGGGGAAATTCTGCCCGTTTTGAGGAATTGACGCTTCACATGATTCAGCACAATGATGATCTGAGCGTCCCTGTCATACTGCACTTTCGGATAGAGTATGGATAGGGTATCTTCGATTTGTTTCAAGCTCAATCCGGTTTCATTCCGAATCGTCGTAAGGCTTATGGGATATACACATGCGACGTTTTTGTGGTCATTCGTCCAGGTGTAATTAAAGAGCAGTTTTCCGAGAGGAGGGAGTTCCTGCACCCACGGGTCAGACCATGTTGAAGTATCGAAATCGACTATTGGCATGCTAGGCAACCTCCAAACAATCGAATAGCGAAGGGGTCAATTTCTCGTTTTCAGCATCACGGCAATATTCGACGCCAAATTTGAAATAATCCTCTGAAAGTTCAACTCCGCGACCTTTTCGGCCCATTTTGATAGCACAGTACGGAACTGTCATCAGACCGCCGAACGGGTCAAAAACCAGCTCGCCCGGATTTGTATAGCGGTTTATGATGCGCTCCACAATATCGAACTGCAGAGGGCATACATGCTGCTGTTGCCGGTTCCGGCTCTGCTCCATGTTCAGGGTTCGCATGCGGTTGACATCGGTCCAGACCATCTCATCTTTAGACTGCGGCTGAAATAGCATGAAGGATGACGGCAGGTAGCCATGAGGTTCCAAAGCTTTGCCAAGTTCAACATGCTTCTGATAGTCATAGACGTTGTTAATGCTGAAATTACGGTACCACTCGCTGACACTCGTAATATCCATATTCACGATCTCTTCTGGAGTTAGGAGCCGGTTTCCGCTCGATCGCCAGAAGGCATGAGCATCGATCTGCCACTGCGCGCGGCCATATTCGTCTTTGGACTTGGTTACCGGGATGTCAGCATAGCCCCTTGAGCGGTCCGTCTGCGGCTTTCTGAAGAGCAAGACATATTCCGGGCTACCTACGCCCATTTTGGTGCCGTCCTTGCAGTTCTCCGTCCAGCCGAGACGGTATGTCTGGTTATTCTCCCGGACAACATCGGTCACAACGGTAATCATGCCCATGTAGTCAAAGCGATGCTTTATGCCATGGAAGATCGCTTCAGCATGAAATGGTGAAACAGTTGGCACCCCTGCCCCGGTCACGTTGCCGAACAGGATGCGGTCTTTTACATGACAGGCATAGATGCGCCCCGGCTTGAGGATCCGTAACAGTCCCGGAGTCAGATAATCCATTTGCGCCCAGAAGTGCCCGTTATCGTTCGTGTGCCCGAAATCGTTATATGACGGCGTGTATTCGTAATGATTGCTGAACGGTATGGAGGTGTGAATCAGGTCAACGCTGTTTTCATCCATGCTCTCGACCTCAAGAACGCAATCGTTATTGACAACAGTGAACAGCTCTCCGTTCACTTCCTTGCGTTCCAGTCCGATCGTGCGCCTCAGCTCATCGAACATCGATGCGTGTGAAAGTCCGAACTCTTTGATAATCTCGGTCATCTTCTGGACCAGCTCATCGTGACGCTTCCATTTTTCCTGAAGCACCTGAACGACATTCTCTTCATTTTCCGTATAGATGATATGGACATCGACTGGCTGGCTTTGCTGGAATCGGTGCGTTCTGTGGATTGCCTGGATGAAGTCATTGAACTTGTAGTCAACGCCAAGAAAGATATTGCTATGACAGAATGTTTGGAAATTACACCCGCTGCCGGCTATCTCCGGCTTTGTTGCAAGTATCCGGTAATCGCCATTGCCGAAGCCTATCAGCAGTTCTTCGCGCTCATCGAGATCCTGAGTGCCGAAGACGGTACGGGCTTCCGGAAGCGCCTTTTCAATGGCGCGGCGCTCATCTTCGAGATGATGCCAGATCAGCCAGTGCCGGTCGTCTCCGAAGTCGCTGCTGATTATCTCGACCGCCTTCTCAATGCGAGCGCCAAGGCTGTCGCGCTTTTCCTTGCTTGCCGATTTCAGGTCAAGGACCGGATCACGGAACGCCTTGACCTGCCCCCATGAGTCGATAACCCGCTCTCGCTGCTCAATGTTGACCATGTGGTAATGCACATTCAGCGGCGGCAGATCATAACCATCGTCGGAATACCCGAGGTCGCTCGGCTTTGTCAGGAAGATCGCCCAGGACGATACCCAGAGCCAGAACTCGCGTTCTTTGTGGTCGTAAAGCGTAAGGTTATTCGCCTTGGTCGAATCTCGCTTGAAGAATCTGGTGAGCGCCTGTCCGGTGTCCATGACGCCCAAAAAACCGGCATAGTGAATCAGTTCTTTATACCGGTTTGGAGACGGTGTTGCAGTACAAACGTAGCGGTAAGGAACAGAAGTGAAGAGGTCAAGGAACGTATGATAGGTCTTTGAGCCGAACGAGCGGAGAATTGAAGCCTCATCGAGTGAAACGAACGTGAACAGGTTGACATCGATGCCGCCGTCACGAACGCGCTCATAGTTCGTTATCATGAACGTGCCGGGACAGTTCAAGACCTCTTCTGTTGTCCTGACATAATGAATCTGAATGCCAAGCCTGTCCGCCTCTTTTTTGAACTCCTGACGCACTCCGAGAGGGCAAATAATCAGTCCGCGCCCCGGATGCTGCTGCAAACAGGTTTTCATCAGCTCAAGCTGCATCATGCTCTTGCCCAGCCCGAATTGTGCGAATATCGCCCGTCTACCGCCAAGCGCTGCCCACTGAATAACATCTAACTGATGCGGGAACGCTGATTTGTGAATCTCTCCCGCCGATATGCGGAAACCGGCAGTTCCGGTTCTGAGTATTTTTGCTTCAAGAAATTCCTGATAGGTCTTCATTTGTTTCCTTTCTTGGGATAAGGTCCGCCGCATGTTTTCGGGCTGACCGTGCATGCCTGATAGATGCATCCTGGGCAGGTGTTACGCTTCATCGTTCAACGTCCAAAGGTGGTTCGGCGCACCTGCGTCGCCGGGTACTTTGTGTGCGGTTTTTTTGAGCGGTGGCCGGTCATGCCTGAGCGGGTCTGACAGGTTCGTCATGGCGCGGCGCACACTGTTAAGCTTCTTCATGTCTCCGCCGAAAAGTATGTTCAGAACGCCCCATGGCGAAAAGCTCTGGCCGGGATGCTCCCGGAAGAAAGCGAGTACGATCGCTTCTTGAGACTTCGCCTTTCGATCGAAGTCGATGCGCTGCTGCATCGGCATGCCGACCGTGTCATGAAAGCTGAGCGTTCTCATTTCAGAGCGTCCGCAAAGATAGATCCTAGGCGGTGATCTGCAATCACGCGCTCATAAATCTGTATTTTTTCGTCTGCGGTCAGCTCTTTGCGCGACTTCGCAGGTTCAAACCCGCACAGATCATGAAGGTACCCGATATAATCGGTCACAAAATGACCATCGCGGTTCAAAAGGGTTGCTACCCACTGAGCAGCGAAGTACTTGCCGTTTCCGCTCAGTGCGTCGCGGACATGGGACGGCTCTTTATTGATGAGGTAGGCAAATTCTTTCAGGCCGATGCGATGGACCGACTTTTCGATGATGTCCAGCAGGTCTTCCCCGACCTTCTTATCTGTGGCAACGGCGTCAAATAGGTTGCGCTGAATCACTTTCAGACCTCCGTTCCGATGAGTGGCAGAAATTCACTCGCATTCACTCATCCCAAAAAGGGAAAATTTTTTATGAAGATTCTCCTAAGATCTAGGGGCCATACCCCACAAATCGGCCAAGGAAACCTCACCGCAGGTAACCTCGATAATTCTCCGAGCTACGTCGCGCTTCGGAAACGATGCCCCGTTGACGTAGTTAGATACCGATTGCGGCACTACTCCGATCTTTTTGGCGAACTCTTCCTGCGTCAGCTTTTCTTTTTTGAGATATTCATCAAGTTTCATGGCTATTATATTACCAAGATTTTTTGTATTTATCAACCAATTATTTTTGTTTGATTGGCGAGGGCACAAAATTGCATTGTATTTCAATGAACGACGAAGATAACAAAGAGCTGGAAGATCCGTTTGACTCTTTGGGCAAGAGGCTCAAAAGGTTTCGGACTGCCAAAGGATGGACACAGAACGAGGTTGCGAAGAAGCTCGGAACATACCAGCAGCGGTATGCGAACTGGGAAAAAGACATTGCTGAACCAGATTCACAGATGTTGGTTAACCTCGCGGGGCTTTACAATGTCACGATAGATGATATACTGATCGGATTTGAGACGCCGATTGGAGGTCGCAGAGAGAGTCCGGGAAGGGGAGTTCCTGTAATCGCGAGCGTATCAGCAGGTCCTGGTGCTTATAATTTTGACGATTACCCAGTTGGTGAAGGGTTTGAATTTATACCACTTCCCCCCGGATATACTCAAGAACGAGCAATAGAAGAACGAATATATGGCCTCAAGGTCAAAGGAAACTCAATGACGCCAAGGTTATTCGATGGTGACTATCTTTATATAAAACCGGGATATTCGAACGGAATCAACACCGGCAACCTCGTTATTTTCAGAGACACGGAGGGAGATGCGTGGGTTAAGGAGGCTGAAATTATTGATTATGATACAATTGTCTTTAAGAGCATCGGACCCGGCCCGACGATCATCAAGCACCGCTCTGAAATAGCGGTGCTGGAGAAGGTGTACCTGATATTACCCGCATGATGGAGGGTTGATGAAAAAGGCTTTGAAATTGATTGCGATCTCCATAGGTATATTCCTTGCATTAACATTTATAATCGGCGGGACTGCCAGCAACAAGCCAGATCCTAAGATCTCCAACGCAGAATCCCCGAAAACTCAGCTTCCAGCAAGGAAAGAACCTACATATATTATCGATGGTGCATATCCCGGCATGACCGCAGACCAGGCAAAGGCCATTGGATATACTAACTGCAGGAATGTAAGGGCTGAAAAAGATTCCGTGCCTGATGTCCTGTGCAGTAAACCTTCCAGCCCCGCATCACTCTTTGGCTTGCCGGTCGAGAATATCTCAATCCGATTTGTTAAACCATTCGAAATATCAGATAGCGTGATAGTGACATTCAAAGACGTTCATTCAAATAGAAAGGAATGCCGTCCGACAAAAGGGCAATGGGGAGATGTAATTTCAGGGGATTGCAAGAGCGACATGGTGCCGTCAATCGCAAAGATTATAGGGCAACCGGTCGGAACCTCTTATGGTAAGCGTTCAGGGGCCGCTACTTTCTGGCACAAGTGCGGATCTGATACTTTGTCCTTTTATGAAGAGTTCTATAGTGCGAACGCCAAGACCCCGAACATGATAATAGTCCGAACCGGTCTTGATAAAATCAATGCCGAACAATGTGCAGCTGCTTCTGCGAAAAAAGCTGAAGAAAATAAGCTGGAAGCTGAGAAGCAAAAGAAGCTCGCTGAAAGTAAGAGCTTTATCGACAAGATGAAATGAACCTGAAAACCATCAGTATGGCAGCAGCGATAGCGATGATCTGCTCATCAATTCTATATGCTCATCCCGGCAGAACCGACAGCAGCGGGGGCCATTACAACAAAAAAAACGGCAGCTATCATTACCATTCAAGCGGGCCCAAAGTATCAAAATCGAAGAAGAGCGCAAACCATCAAAAGAAACAGAAACCTCAAAGCAGGAAAGCTGGTAAGCGCTCAAGGAGATAATATTGAAGTGGTTCACCGCGCTTGCGATATCGATCATCATCGCCGCGACAACTTGCCACGCCACAGAGAAAGCCTATCAATCCGCATGGTGCAATAAACACCATGGCATCCAAGAATACCGCCTCCCAGATCAGACCAGAGTCGATTGCCTGACAGATACCCATGCGGTCGAGTTCGATTATGCAAAGAAATGGGCTGAAGCGGTGGGGCAATCTCTCCATTATAGTAAGAATACCGGCAAGCGGCCGGGTATCGTTGTCATTATAGAGAAAGAATCCGACCTGAAGCATCTCCGCAAGCTCGTCCCTCTCTGCGTTCAATACGATATAGAGCTTTGGCTGACATTTCCTGACGATCTATAGTCTGAATCCCGCTTTAACATCCTGATAAACAACGCAAAAGCCGTTATTATACGCTCAAATTAGCCTGTTTTGAATCCCGCACCTTGCCGCTTCCCCAAGCTTACCAAATTATTTTGTTGACTTATACCAATTTTTTTTGTATTCTAAGAGTCATCAACCAGCGAATCACGCCGAACCGCTCACCCTTCACGGAAGGGAGAATCCGGGCAAGGCGATAGATAGCAGCAACCTCAGGCCGTTAGGCAAGGGGGGAGAGAGGCCAGATCACCGGCATGGAGCAAAGCTCTCCAAAGAGTCACCCTGATCAGCCGAATGCTCACGTCAAGCGTGGGTTACTGAGTAGGCTGGTTGGGGATCGGGATAGCTTCCCCGGACCGCTCACCCGTCAAAGCGAGCTGATTCAACTTCCGGTGTCCCAATCAAAACTATCGGAGCGGGGCAATGGCACCTGGGCGCAAGTAGTAACCGAGCCGGTAATATCTCAAACCTATCATGAGATAGGTCAACCTGAGGGTTCCTGCGCACCTCAAAAAGCAAAGCAGGTTTATGAGCGGGTTTTGTGCTGACACGCGAAATATCGCTCAGCATCGGTTTCAAAGATAGCTTTTATTCAGTGTGGGACGGCTCAGGCTTGGTCTGGCCGTCCCACAGAGCCTAGCAACTGCCGGAGGTTGCCCTGTGACCGAGATCGAGATAAACAGACGCTCTGAAGTAAAGAAATCGAAGCGCAAATGCAGAAAGATTATAGCAATCTCAGCCGCATCTTTCCTGCTCGTTGCTCTGATCTTCCTGACCGGTTACGCGCTTGGATGCGGCGTTGAATATGATCGCTTCACCCGCCTCTGTTTCATCGAACTCTCTCAGGATTTTAGCAAGAAAAGCATGAACCGTGAATTTGAGGTCGGCCCGTTCCGGTTCAGGCGTGTTAACCCGTATCTGTACCATGTCAGCATCATGCACCCATCGGCGGAAATAGCCGGTATCGAAGATCTATCCAGGAGGTAATAGTGAATATCAGGCACGGAGATATGGCCCTTATTGGTATTGAAAAACTGCCGGAGAACTTGGCCGCATCAGATGCAAAAGTTCTGATGAAAGGCAGCGGTGGAAATGACCATGCGTTCAAGAACGGAACCTTCTACCCGAAACCATCGGGCGCAAATATCGTTGGATATTTCAAGGCTCAAACTGGCTGTTTCTTGCTGCACCATGATCACGGAAAGAAAAAAAGCAATGCAAAGCATCGGACAGCCAATGTCCCGGTAGGCATATATGAAGTCCGTCAGCAGGTAGAGCAGATGCATGAGGGCATGCGCCCTGTGGTGGACTGAATATGAGCGCTGAAAAAAAATATACCGGGAATGTCGAGATAACCGAGAGAAACGCGGCTGAGTGGGCTAAGAAGCTGGAGGGCGTCGAACAGATA